TTAAGAAAGAGTGATGATGGTAAGGATACTATATTGTATGATATAGCAGATGATTTACATTGGAAGAGTTCAAAGAATTATACATTATTACATGCTGCAGAACGAATTAAGATATACACAAAAGAACAGTTCACATTTAACATTATAGAGATACCATTACCATGACATACAGTTTAAACGATATCAATATTCAATTATTCAAATTATCATCAGGAGATGAAATCATATCTCTTGTATATGAAGAGCCTGAAGGTATTCTTATTGGTTTAGAGAGTCCACTTCTTCTTCATATCAAAGTATCAGCCGAATCACACTCATATGCTTTTAGTGATTGGATTCCAATGGCTAAGAACAGAGGTAAAGTAAATCTAAATCCTAGCCACGTAATCTCTCAAGCAGAGGCAGATGATGAGATTAAAGAACGATATATTCGAATGTGCTTACGGATGAGAGAAGAAGAAGATTCATATGATGATGATGATTTAGAAGAAGACTCTTTAAGAGACGACCAATTAGAGTTATTTTCTGAAATGATTCCTAAGAAAGTTTCTATACACTGACTGTGGGTACCCTCCCCTCCTCAGCCTACTCTCTTATTATATCATACTTTTGGTGTTTTGTAAACCCCTAATTTCAATTATTTTCAATTTATTTTAAGTAAATTAATCCTTTACATTACTACAAAACTGTGTTATAATAAAGGTATTAAAAATGAAAATAAGGAATAACATATGAATATCAATCTACAATCTCATTATAGAGATTTTCAATCTATCCTTGATACTGATCTAAAAATCAAATACCTAAAGGATAACATCGATGATCTCTCTACATATGATATCAACATCCCAAACTTGATCAACGCTTGGGAAACCAACCAATGGCCATGGAATAGGCCTAAACAACTAGGGGACTCTGAAACCGTATGAAACCAAAACAAAAACCACACTATGTAAACAACAAAGAGTTTTCACAATCTGTGGTTGACTATGTGAAACTCGTAAATGAGGCACAAGAAGCTGGTACAAAGCTTCCTGTGGTTACCGATTATATTGCAACATGCTTTTTAAAGATCGCACAGGGCTTGTCACACAAGGCCAATTTTATTCGCTATACATATCGCGAAGAGATGGTAATGGATGCGGTAGAAAACTGTTTAAAAGCAATTACTAATTATAATATTGAAGCGGCTACTCGTACTGGTAAGCCAAATGCATTTGCATACTTTACACAAATATGTTACTATGCATTCTTACGAAGACTTGCAAAGGAGAAGAAACAGCAAGATATCAAGTTTAAGTACATTGAAAAAGCTGGTATTGAAGATTTTATCATGGGCGCTGATGTCGATGGTCATATTGATTCTACCACAAGAGCCTTTGTTGATCAGTTAAGAGATCGTATCTCTGTAGTTCGCACTAACGACTCATCAATCAAAGAATTTGCAAAAGAAGAAAAGAAGAAAGAAAAGGTACGCAAAGCGGAAGGCCTAGAACTCTTCATGGGAAACTAAATGAAAATAGCAGTCTTGAATGACACCCACGCCGGTGTTAGAAATAGCTCAGACATATTTCTAAATTATCAAAAGAAGTTTTACGAAGATCAATTCTTTCCATATTTGAAAGAACATGGTATTACACAGATCTTGCATCTAGGTGATTACTATGACCATCGTAAGTTTATTAACTTCAAAGCACAAAACGAAAATAGGAAAATGTTCCTTGAACCTATGAGAGATCTAGGTATTACTATGGACATTATCCCTGGCAACCATGATGTATTCTATAAGAATACTAATGACCTCTGTTCCTTAAAAGAACTTCTTGGTTACTATACTACTAATGTTAACATTATCATGAAGCCTACTGTAGTAGATTATGACGGTTTACGTATTGCATGTATTCCATGGATCAATAATGAAAACTATGAAACAACTATGAAGTATCTCAGTAAAGTAGATGCTGACTGGGTAGGATCTCATCTAGAGCTTGAAGGCTTTGAAATGATGAGAGGCGTAACTAATACGCATGGTATGAGTAAAAATACGTTCAAACGATTTGAATGCGTTATGTCAGGTCACTTCCATACTAAATCAGCACAAGACAATATTCACTACCTAGGCTCACAATTCGAGTTTACGTGGGCTGATGCTGGTGATCCTAAGTACTTCCATGTAATCGATACCGAAGACAGATCACTTACACCTGTTAGAGTAAATCAAACTTTATTCAAAAAAATCCTTTACAATGACGACAAAATAGATTATAATAACTATAATTGTAATGAACTAATAGATAAGTTCGTAAAGGTCGTAGTCGTGAGTAAAGCAGATCATTTCATGTTTGATAGGTTTATTGATCGTATTCAGCAAATTGATCACCACGACTTAAAGATTGCAGAAACCTTTGATGAGTATCTTGGTGAAAACGTAGTTGATGAAGGTATCTCAGTTGAGGATACTACTGAGCTATTAGATTCTTACGTAGAAGCAGTTGAAACTGAATTGGATAAAGAAAGAATGAAAGCTTTAATGAGAGGCTTATATGTTGAAGCTCAAAATAGTGAGGTTTTATGATTAGGTTTAAGTCAGTGAATTGGAAGAACTTTCTTTCAACAGGTAATAATGTAACACAGATAGATTTATCTAGATCGCCTTCCACTTTAGTGGTGGGTCAGAATGGTGCTGGTAAGAGTACTTTATTAGATGCGCTTTCCTTTGGATTGTTTGGTAAACCTCACCGAGCGATCTCTAAGAATCAGCTAGTCAATACTATAAACAAGAAGCATACTGTTGTTGAAGTAGAATTTGAAGTTGGTGCTCATAAGTTTAAGATTGTACGTGGCATTAGTCCAGGCAAGTTTGAGATTTGGCAGAACGGTAATATGATTAATCAATCATCTACTGCTCGTGATTATCAGAAGTTCCTTGAGACTAACATATTGAAACTAAACCATAAATCCTTCCACCAAATTGTAGTGCTAGGATCATCATCGTTTATCCCATTTATGCAGTTAAACTCTGGTAACCGTAGAGATGTTATTGAGGATCTATTAGACATTCAAGTATTCTCTAAGATGAATAGTATCCTTAAAGATAAGATCTCTAAGAATAAAGAAGAGATCAATGATGCTAATTATCGTCTTGACTTGGCTAAAGAGAAGATTACCATGCAGCGTAAGTATATAAGGGATATTACTGAGATTAATGATGAAGTGATACGCGAGAAGGGCGTTCTGATTGAGCAGAACAGAAATGAATGGGTATCTTTACAATCAGGTAATTCTGAATTGTTCAGCGAAATCGAACAAAAAGAATCTCCTCTAAATGATAGTCTATCAACCTTTCATGACAAAAAACAGTCTCTTTTAGGCTATTCTGCTCAATTTCGGCAACAAATGCAGGGTGTAGTCAAGGATGCAAAGTTCTATGAGGACAATGAAAATTGCCCTACTTGTCAACAAACAATAAAGGAAGACTTAAGGCAAAATAAGCTTAAAAAGGCCCAAAGTAAGGCAAAAGAATTACAACAGGCTATGGATAAACTATCCACACAAAGCACTGAAGTAGAAAGCTCTATTGATAATATTAATAATCAGTTATCTAAGATCCGTGAAATGCATTCAACGATCAGTGCTAACAATATGGCTATCAGTAGATTACAAAAAGAGATCTCTACTTTAGAAGCTGATATAAATAAACTTACAGGCAGCGATGGCGACATAGGTCAGGCTAATAAAGACTTAAACGATGTCGTATCTGAACGTGATACTCTTGGTGAGCTTAAACTTAGGCTTATGGAAGAGAAGAGCTACTCAGATGCCGCTGGTGAAATGCTAAAAGATACTGGTATTAAAACAAAAGTAATTAAACAGTATCTTCCGGTCATGAACAAGTTGGTTAATCAATACCTCCAAGTTCTTGACTTCTTTGTTTCGTTTAATCTCGATGAGAACTTCAACGAGGTGATTAAGTCAAGACATCGTGATGCATTTAACTATGCGTCATTTTCTGAAGGTGAAAA